ATGGCGTTGATCTTGATCAAACATTGTTAGTCTTTATCGATAACGTCTTACAAGTCCCTGGTGAGGCATATGAGTTTAACGGTGGAAGCACCATTGTCTTTACGGAACCACCACAAACTGGTGATACTTGCACAATTATCTTCTATCGCGGAAATGAATCTGTTGATGTTATAGAAAATGACATCCTTGAGACTGTTAAAGTTGGAGACAAACTCACATTAACAAGTGATAATCCATTAGAAAGAGAAGAGGCAAGAACTGCATTCTCTATTGACGCGGTTGATGTCGTCACCACAAATCCATATAGTGGTCCTGGTATTATTACAACAGGAGAACTTAGACCAGTTATCTGGTGTAAGCAGAGACAGGACATCACCATAAATGGACAAGATGTCGATAAATCTCGTGAGGAATATGAGGCAACCATCTTCCCAGCAACAAACGTTATTCAACCAGTTGGTGTTGATGATCAATCAATATATGTCTTAAACACAAGAACATTCTTTGATTCACAAAATGAAAATCCAACTCCACCAAAGACCAGAACTACTATTCAAATAATGACTTTGGATACGCAGGAATCTGCTACAGCAACTGCTACTATCAGTCCTGGTGGAACTGTAACTGGAGTAACTGTTACAAATGCTGGTCTTGGATATACCGAGGCACCCGTAGTAACATTTGAAAGTCCTGTCGGAGTTGGAACAACTGCAACTGCAACAGCAACATTGTCTGGAGAAACTGTCGGATCCATCACTGTTACAAACGCAGGAACTGGATATACTCAGGCACCAAACGTATTGGTTGCACCCCCAAAAGCAGTTATTGAGACTATCGATAATGTCAGTTACTCTGGTGATTTTGGAGTCATTGTTGGCATCCAAACCTCAAATGTTAATCCTAGCGAAATCGCATTTGACATCCATATCCCATTTGATTCTTATCTAAGAGATACATCAATTGTTGGAACTGCAATCACGATTAGTCAAATTATTGGTGGTGATTACTTTGCTGTTTATGGAACTGGTGTTGCTGTTACTACATCTAACTACAATCCTCTGAGAATTGACGACTCTGTAATTGGTATCGTAACTCACAACAGTGATGGTGTTTATCAAGCAGTCAGAACTGGTGCTGAGGATACAATTATTGCAGGTGTCACAACAACTATCAGAAGAGTTTATTGTAAGATTAGTGAGAGCAACATCTCTGGTGGTTATACTCTTGATAGTGATCTTGGTGTTTATAGTTGGGGCAAAATTGGGGTAACTGGTAGATCATCTGGACGTGAATTTAACTTCTATGGAGATGATGGTGTCGTAGGAATCAAGACCTCTGCATATGTCAGAAGGGTTTTACCATTAGAGAATAGAAACTACCTGGTCTAAATAAATCCAAAGACCATCATATTTGGTTGATAAATAAGAAAAAAACGTCCCATAGAAAATGTCGGCAATTATAACTGATCAGTTTAGAATCCTAAGTGCGAAAAACTTTGTTACTGCCGTAGGTTCTACGGCAAATGCTTATTATTCTTTTATTGGTCTACCTAACGCAACCGAAATTAGTTCCACTTGGAATACTAGTCCACCTGCTCCAAAGGACAGTTTTCAGGATGAGGATGATACGTGGGACACCATCATCTCTCTTAAGAAGATTACGTCAAATGATGTAAGAAGAGTTGTCAGAAAGATTGATTGGACATCTGGCACAACTTATGATATGTACAGACAAGATATCTCTAGAGATAATCTGTCACTGCCATCAAATGCAACTCATTTGTATGACGCAAACTACTATGTAATGAATAGCAATTATAAAGTTTATATTTGCTTACAAAATGGTACTGATCCTGAGAATACGTCAGGAAGACCATCACTGGATCAACCAGATTTTACCGATCTAGAACCTAGAGCAGCAGGAACTAGTGGTGATGGATATGTTTGGAAGTACCTATACACAATCAATCCTGCAGATATTGTAAAGTTTGATTCTGTTGACTTTATTCCAGTTCCATCAGACTGGAGTACAAGTACGGATAATGCTGCAGTAAGAGAAAATGCTGCTACTAGTGGACAGTTAAAAATTGTCACAGTTACCAACAGAGGAGTTGGTCTTGGTACTGCAAATAGAACCTATACAAGAGTTCCCATCAAAGGAAACGGAAGAGGTGCAGAGGCAACAATTATTGTCGGCAATGACTCTAAAGTTGAGTCGATTAATATATCGAAGGGCGGGTCAGGATATTCATATGGCGTTGTAGACCTTGTTGGTGGCAGCGTTCCAACTGGATCTACGACTCCAACGTTTGATGTCATCATCCCACCTCAAGGTGGTCACGGTGCTGACATTTATCGTGAGTTGGGTGCTAAGAACGTTCTAATTTACTCTAGAATTGAGAACGACTTAGAAAATCCAGACTTTATCGTTGGAAATGAAATTGCAAGAGTTGGTATCGTTGAGAATCCCAAAGCATATAACTCATCATCCAATTTGAACCTAGATAAGGCAAGTGGTGTTTATGCTCTCAGACTCACTGGGTCAGCATCAACAACTTTTGCTCCAACTGCAGACTCTTTTGTTACTCAAACAGTTGGTGTCGCATCAACTGCTGTTGGTCGTGTCGTGTCTTATGACAATGTAACTGGTGTTCTTAAGTATTGGCAAGACAAGAGTATGGCAGGTTTCAATACCGATGGTACTCAAAATACTGATCCAGATTATGGACTCCAACTAAACACTTTTGGTAGTGTTGGAGTAGGCGGTTCAACTCTCATTTATAACAATGAGGTTAGCACAGGACTGCGTATTGACACAGGGTTTTCGGGTATTACTACGGTAATAAATAATAGGACTTACAATCTTGGTCAGTCTTTCGTGAACGGTGTGGCACAACCTGAGGTTGAGAAATATTCTGGAAACATAATTTACGTCGATAATAGACCATCTATTACTAGATCGACTAACCAAAAAGAAGATATCAAGGTTATTTTGCAATTCTAATAAAGACAGATGCCACAGGAAACTAATCTCAATGTCGCTCCATACTTTGACGACTTTGATCCTAATAAAAATTACTACAAGGTACTGTTTAAGCCAGGGTATCCAGTTCAAGCTCGTGAACTGACTACTTTACAGTCAATCTTACAGAATCAAGTTGAACAGTTTGGCAACCACGTCTTTAAAGAAGGCGCGAAGGTCATTCCTGGTCAGACGACTTATAATAGCCAATTTTTTGCAGTTGAGTTGGAAAACTCTTTTGCTGGAATCACACTGTCTTCCTATGTTAGTTTCCTGGTAGGACAGACAATTCGTGGTGAGCAATCTGGAGTTAGAGCAAGAGTTGAAAAGGTTATTCTGCCATCAGAATCTGACAGAAATAATACAACTCTATATGTAAGTTACATCTCATCAAACGTAAATAATGCTTCTCAAGCATTTAATAACGGTGAGAACTTACTTACGGAGACTGGAATTCGCACATCAAATGTTATCTTTATTGAGAATGAGACATTTGCAACCACAATTAGCGATAATGCAACCTCAACAGGTTCATCATTCGCCGTTGAAGATGGAGTATATTTCCTGAGAGGAACTTTTGTTAATGTAGATGCTCAAACAATCATTCTTGACCAATATACCAATACTCCAAGTTATAGAATTGGTTTTGAAGTCTTTGAAGAAACAGTCACCGCAGATGTAGATCCATCACTCTACGATAATTCACAGGGATATAATAACTACACTGCTCCAGGTGCAGATAGATTTAAGATTACTGCAGTTCTCAGCAAAAAGTCTTTAACAGACTTTGATGATGAAAACTTTGTTGAGATTGCAACAATACAAAACGGTGTTGTAAGAACTGCACCAAACAATTCACAATATAATTTACTTGCAAATGCTCTTGCTACCAGAACTTATGAAGAGTCTGGTGATTACTATGTAAGACCATTTAAACTTGGTACTCTGAACTCATTGAATGATGAGCAGGGTAATAATGGCGTATTTAAATCAAATCAACTTACCTATGAGGGCAATACTCCTTCTGACGACCTTGCTCTCTATAGATTATCCCCTGGTTTAGCATATATCCGTGGATATAGAGTTGAGACAAAGACACCTACATTCTTAGATGTTGAAAAACCAAGAACTACCAAGGAATATGCTGGTCAAGGAATAAATTATCTGACTGGTCCATCAGTAACCTTAAACAATGTTTCTGGTGCTCCAGTTTTAGGAATCAATACATCATACACAGTAAGTTTAAGAAACTCAAGAAAAGCAACCAATAAAACTGCTGCTGGAGAGGAAATTGGTCTTGCTAGAGTTTATGACTTTGCATTAGAGAGTGGGTCATACAATGCAACTAACCTAGATGCAAATGAATGGGACATTTCTCTGTATGATATTCAGACATACACAAACATCAGTCTGAGTCAACCAATCACTGTTTCAAAATCTACCTTTGTAAAGGGCAAATCTAGTGGTGCAACAGGATTTGTTAAAAATGCTGTCACTAACAGTAAGGCACTCAAACTTTATGATACCAAAGGAACTTTTTCCAATGGAGAGAGTTTTGTAATTAATGGTAAAGATGATGGTAGGATTGCTCTTGCCATCACTGCAAATGGTCTTGAAGATGTAAAATCAATATATGGTTTTGTTGGTGCAGCAGGCACATTTAATGCCGATACAACTTTAGTATCTAAAGTTAATTTGGGTGAGGCAACAATCTCACTCAAAGATGTAATAACAAATACTAGTATTGTAACTCTTCCAAACTTAAAGTTTGCTAATTTATTAAAACCTGGTAATATATTATCTTACTATAACTCTTCAGGTTTTATTGTTGAGAATTCATCAACCAAGGGCATTTCAACGAACTCTGTTCCAGAGGGACAGAGAGCATTTTTAGTTGAACACGTTCCTGGTTCTGAAGATGTATATGTCAATGGAGTTCATCTTTCAGAGTCTGCATATGTATCTACAGGTTCTACTGGCATTATGCTTGATGTTGCTCCAGATGAGGGAGATGAACTTCAAATAAATGCATTTGTTGGTAATATCAAAGATAGACAGGAAGTCCTTGCTTATGAGGGCCAAACTGTTGTTCCATTTTCAACTACAACATCTATCACATCCACAGAAGTAGCAAACACACAATTGTTTGTTAATGGTGTCAAACTCACTAGCGATCAGTTTCAAGTATATACTGGAAGTGAGTTTGTTTATTTAAACACGCCAGCAGTCAGAGATGGAGTAGATTTTGTAATCGCTCCATATAATCTTGGATCTAAAGTTGGATTAACAACAGTTGTAACTGCTGTGCCCCAAAATGTAATCTCTGTTGCATATGTCCCAGGAAACGAAGAAGTTTATGTTAATGGAGTCAAACTCGTAAAGGATGTTGAATACACCGCAGTATCCAGTGGAACAATTACATTATCCGATACAACAAATCCTGGAGACACTGTTGAAGTAGTTGAAAACTCAGCAGGAACTATTGCAGGTATCAATACAATTAATGCAGTTGGTTTACAGACAGGATTTACTGGTCCATTTGTTAGTGGACTTACTGATGTATTCTATAATGGCATAAGACTGAGAGAAAATACCGAGTATATTGGATCTGGATCATCTTCTATCTACATTCCAGTAGGATCAGTTGATGGTGATAGAGTTGAGATCGTTAGATATAGCAGCACAGATAGACAAACTGGATTTACAACCACTCTTAGCGAAAATCAAACCAATATCATATATGATACATCAAACAAAGTTTTACAGATATTTGTAGATGGAGTAAAATATAATAAAAATGATTATGTTATCTTTGAAGGTGGCACATCATTTGAAATTAACCATCCACTAGATGCTGGTGACGTGGTAGACACCACTATTTTTGAACCTGAATACTTTGCTAGCAATAAGTTTACTGCGATTGCTGGACAACAAAACTTTAGTATTATTTACACAACTGGATTTATAGATGTATATGTGAATGGAGTTTTAATTGATCCAACTCTTTACACAGCACTTGATGGTCAAACATTATCTTTTACTAATCCATTACAAGCAGGAGACCTCGTTGAATTCATTTCATATTCTGTAGATGCATTTGATGTTAAAGGAACAAATATTGTCAATTTACCAACATATTCAGAGATTAAGAGTGTTAGCACTCGTGGAAAATTCACTAATGTTATTATTGGACCAGTTGCAACGGTTACAGGAATTTGTAATGGTACTTTGCCAACTAAATCAATTGCCGTTCCAGAGTTAGAACTTGTCTCTACAAAGGCAACGGTATCTGCGGACAACACGCTGTTCACTTCGATGCCAAGAAGAAACATCTCAGATGTCAATCTATCTGCATCAAACCTATCAATCAGAAAACAGTATGATGTTACGGTAATCAACAATTCAACAAATACAATCTCTGCAGGAACCGATGAGACATTCTTACCTTTTGATGAGGAAAGATACTCGTTGATATTTGTTGATGGAACTGTTGAACCACTGACATCGGATATGCTCACCTTTGGTGCAGGTGATACTCGTTTAACCATCAATAACATAAGCAAAGATGGTTCTGCACGTCTTGTAACAACACTGAGAAAAATCAATGTTGTATCAAAGCAGAAAGAAAATCAGAGATCAAGCAGCATCATCGTTGCAAAATCAACTCAAGTCTCTGCTGGTGTTGGAACGACTACTCTGAATGATGGTCTTGCATATGGTAACTACCCATATGGTACTCGTGTTCAGGACGAGAACATCTCTCTGAATGTGCCTGATGTAATCTCTCTACACGGCGTATTTGAGTCATACGATACATCTGACCCCAGTGCTCCTAGACTGACGCTCTCGGCACTTACAGGACCCAATGCAACGACGTTAGACCTTATTTTAGGGGAGACTATTGTTGGATCTGTCAGCAATGCAAAGGGAACCTATGTTGAAAGAGTCAATGACACCACTGTAGAATATGTAATGTCCAACAGAAAGTCATTCTCTGTTGGCGAGAAAGTCACGTTTGAAGAGTCTGGTATTGAAGCAATTGTCTCCGATATAACTTCTGGTGGTAGAGATATTACAGATTCCTATCAGTTGGATAATGGTCAGAGAGACACATTCTATGATTATGGAAGAATCAGACGTGTTGTTGGTAAGGATGCGCCTAAGAGAAAGATTAAGGTTTATTTCCAATATGCATATTATGATGTAAATGATACTGGAGACATTACAACTGCCAATTCTTACAGTTCTCTCAACTTTTCAAAAGAAGTTCCTTATTACAAGGATCTGAGAAATACGGATATGATTGACATCCGTCCAAGAGTTTCTACATATTTACTTACCGAGGGATCGACCTCTCCATTTGAGTTTGCTGGAAGAACCTTTACTCAGGATGGTAACAGTGCAAAGAACATTCTGGCACCAGATGAGTCAATTCTACTTGACTATAACTTCTATCTACCAAGAATTGATAGAGTTTATGTTAATAAGAATGGGGTATTTAAGGTCGTAAGCGGAACTCCAGCAGAGCAACCTGCACCTCCTGCTGCAATTGACGATTCAATCGAAGTAGCAGAGATCTTCTTACCACCATATCTCTATGATACTGAAAATGCTTCAATTAAGCAGAAGAAGTATAAGAGATTCACTATGAGTGATATCTCAACTCTTGAAAACAGAGTTAAGACTCTTGAGAAGTTTACAAAACTGACTGCTCTTGAGACTGAGACTGCAAACATATCAATTCCTGACAGCAATGGAATCAATAGATTTAAGTCAGGATTTATTGTTGATAGTTTTAAAAATAGCACAAATCAAGATCTAAG